GTGAAGAGTGTTAAGATTACAGCACGTAAGGTGAGCCATGAGGATGCAGTTGATTCCTTGAAGGTTCGGATGCTGAATGAATATAAGGATGTCTTGCCTAAGAATGATCAAGGTCGTACCTTCCTCCCTGATAATCTAAAAGAGATTACAGAGAGGGGGCCAAGAGGGACAGAGGCTAGGGAAATCCTTAGCGCTATTCAGATATTACAGGGAGCTAAGAATCCTACAGCCGATGCATGGCGTGGGCTAGTGGTGAGGTTCGCTGAGCACTTGAGCGAGAAGGGCTTTGAAACTGCCTCAGTCAATGCATTGAAGGCTGGTCTTAAGAAAGATCCCTTCCAAGCAGTTCGAGGTGTAACCTTTAATGCCCTATTGGGACTGAACCCCGCTCGACAGTTCATATTGCAGAGTAATCAGGCTACCTTCCTATTCGGAGCAACAGGTGTGAATCCTCTTAGGCTTGCTCCTGACGTAGCTGCCCTGCATTCAGGCTTCATAGCCACACGGGGTACACGTGAGTGGAGCAATTGGGTGAAGGCTGGGGCTAAGATGATGGGGCTATCTGTTGAGGACTACACCCTTCTTATCAATAGCTACAGAAAAAGTGGAATACCTCAGAGCTTGGATGCTCAGACCTTTGCTAGAGATGGATGGGTGGAGTTTAGCAGGCGTATTGCCGCTAGCCCTACACAAAAGGCTCTAAAGTATGCAGGTAATGCCCTTAAGGCACCTGTTAAATTCTCTAGGGAGATAGGCTTTGATGCAGGTGAATTAAATAACCTTGCTGCCTCCTATGCATCAGCATGGAGACGGTGGAGAGCGAACAATCCCGGCAAGGACTGGAGAACCCCCACTGTTTTAGACACGATTGCTGTCGATGCTAGAGAGCTTTCGTTGAATATGACTAAGAGTGGGGAATTCTTCTACCAAGAGGGGTACTTGAGCTTAGCTACACAGTTCCAGAGCTTCCAACACAAGGCTCTCCTTGCTGTTCTTCCTAAGAGATTGGGAGGAAGTCAGGTATTGAACCGAGCTGAGAAGGCTAGAGTAGCTGTGGCTCAACTGTTCATGTATGGACTGGATGGATTAGGGTTGTCTGCTGCATACAAGCACGCAAGGGACACACTAGGCTTCGACATACCAGAGGAGGCAGAGCCTTTCCTCAGCGGTCTGGTATATGACTATGCATTCAACAAGGTGATACAGGATATTACAGGAGACGATACCAGTCTGAATGTTACTTCTGCTATCTCCCCTGGGTCTGGCATCTTAGACAGCACAGGATCTATCGTTGTCAACCTGCTTAACATGAACCTTCCTGAACTAGCCGGAGGAGCCAGCTTCTCCCTAGCAGGGCGGATCTTTAATGCAGCAGAGAACGTCTCCTTCATACTGGATAGACCTAACCTAGACAATAGGGAGACTCTGACGGCTGTATTAAGTGAACTCGGTTCCATTACTAGCGGATACAATAACTATCTCAAGGCTCAAGCTTCTATCCAACTAGGATATGCAGTGAATAGCACAGGAGATCCCATCCTTCAACAGACTTACACAGAGGGTGTGTTCCAAGCATTGGGCATCAAGAGCGAGGAGCTGGATGCCTTCTATAAGACATCGACTGCTCTTTATGGAGGATGGTCTAGCAAGGACAGGGACAACAGTCTGAAGGAAATAGCCAAGACTTATTACGATAAGCAGAATAGGGCTATAGCATTCCTCTTAGATGATGCCCCTTCCACCTTGGATGAGGTGTTCTATCGACGTATCAGTGAGGCAGTGAAGACTGAGGCTCAGATCTTAGCTACCCTGCCTGTTAACGATGCAGAGCGTGTCATCTTTCACTTCAGAGAGGTCATCAATCAGAACCTGAAGCTTGGAAAGGATGAACTGGTAGACAGGATCACACGCTGGTCTATCAGTAATAAGGATACAGATGAAGTGGAGTTTCTCATTAACAAAATGGACAATGAACTTAGAAAATCTGGGGTGATATCTCAGGAACAGTTCGACGATACAGTGAGCTACATGCGATACATGATTGGAGAGGTTAAATAATGGCTGAATTTCAAGACTTCCTAAGCGAGCAGGGAACATCACCTGGCACGTTTGTAAGATCTGTGGATACAAGCAAGGCTGCTGAGAGGAAGTTCGAGCAGACCATAGCAGGAGCTGCCGTGTCCTTCGGGGCAGGCGTAGCTCAGGGATTCCAGACACAGCGGCTGCTGGGGGATGCCAGTACCTTCGAAGAAGCCATCATGAGAGCCCCTACAGGGACAGAGGCTGACAAGAAGGCTGCTTTAGGAGATATCACTACCCTCTCTGGTCTTGCACGAGCAAGAGAAGCGGGGCTGAACTCAAGGGATGCTCAGATCAGGGCTAATGCTCTTGTTAAGAACGCTATGAACAGCAATCCCCTGTTCGCAGAGAACATTAAAAAGGCTGCAAGGGAGTTCTTAGGGGTAGGACTGGGAGGTAAGAGTTTTCTCTCTGCCTCTACTGCTGCTGAGGACAGGTTCAAGGCGATAGTCGACGTAGGTGTGGATGTCTTCGGTGAATCCTTTAAGGTGTGGGTGCAGAATGACCCCAATGCTGCCACTATGGCTGTTCAGAGCCATACTAATAAGGTAGCAGAGGCATCTCAAGCCACTCTTGGCAATGACTTAGGTGTGGATTTCAATGCACTACCTGCTAATGCACAGAAAGGAAGGGCAGCCCAGCAATTATCCTTGGATATGATGAATCAGTTCGAGACAGTCATTGCTGATCTCGGAATTGATAGTGGGAGCTGGACAGATCTAGCAGCCCAGATAGAAAACATGAACGTAGCTGAGAAGAATTCCATTCAGATACAGCTTCAGACTCTGAAGAATGGATATCTAGCAGGAAAGCAGGGTAGATTCAATGCAGTGAACCCCGACTTCTATGGGGCATACACAGCACAGATTGATACCCTCCTCGCTGTAGCTGATGGCAGTATGCTGGCTACAACTAGTGGCAATCAGAACACAGCTACGCAGAATGCCTTCATGGCAGCCATCCTTGATGATCCAGAGACAGCATCCTTGTGGAAGTTGAAGCAGATCCTCCCTCAAGGTGTCTCTTTAGACCCAGGTGCGCAGCGGGCTATCTCTGAGCTTGTGTCAGCCACCGTTAAGACAACCTTAGCTAATAAACCTGTCCGAGATAGCTCAGCTAATGATACAGACCTACACAATACTAACCTCAACTCCGAGGATAAGACTGAATACATCTCTGTCATTAAATCTTTAGTAGATCAGTATGATGATGCAGATGTGGCCGACCTTACTCCTGAGACTAATGAGAACTACTCTCAATATGTCTTAGACATCTTCAAGGGAATGGGCAAGGATGAGGCAGAGGCCAGTGTCCTACATCAACTGTTCAATGTAGCAGCCAGCATGGACTTCGACAAGTTTAAGGGACAGAACAAGGCTGCTGCCTTAGAGATGGAAGTTGAACTTGAGGCAGGCATGAAGAGCTACATGGCTAAAGTACAGCGTGACCTGTTCAATAAGCTTAGTGAAGTAGATCCATCTGTCAGAGATGCCATAGGGCTGTCTCAGGACGAGTCTGGACGTATCTTCGTAGCCCTTGATGAGAGCAAGGTAAGTGTTACCAGTCGACCGGGCGCTAGGGGTAGATTTCCTAGAACAGAGGCTGCTATACGAGAAGGCAGAGCCTTTGTTAATAAGGTGAATAGTCTATATAGATTGGGGGATTTAGTCAGGGCAGGAAGTAATGTCTTAGACGTGGATGCTCAAGAGATTGTGAACCGAGTGTTCCCATTAGAGGCAAGAGAGGATGTTGTTCTTCCAACTCCTTCTGCTAGAGGGACAGGCGGTAGAACAGGCGCTGTTCGTAGGGAACCAGAAGATATAAATCCTGAGATAGAGCAGATTCAGGAGGATGAGAGTGAGAAGAAGAATGCGGCAGGGGAGCATATTGCTCACCTTGATCCTCTAGGAAATCTCACAGGTGGAATAGGCCACCTCCTCACAGCAGAGGAGCGTACAGCGTTCCCCGAAGGCACACCCATCTCTGATGAACAGGTACAGGCATGGTTTGAGATAGATATTAGAGAGGCAGAGGCAGATGCTGAAGCATTCTTCGAGAGCGACAGGCCTGAAGTGATGGACATCCTCACTAATATGGCTTTCAATCTAGGAAGAACACGTCTTAATAGGTTTAAGAGACTGCGGTCTGCATTAGCAGCCAATGATTTCGAGACAGCCTCATTTGAAATGCTGAATAGTAAGTGGGCAGATCAGGTGAAGGGAAGAGCTAAGCGATTAGCATCAAGGATGAAGAGACTAGGGGGATAGATGGAGAATGAAAGCATGAACCTCCTAGCTAAGCTACAAACACACCTCAGTAACGACCTACTAGGTCTAGGAATATGGGGTGTGCTTAGCTATGTAGCTAAGACAGCCTACGAGACCTCACGAGGGCAGAAGTTTAAGCCCTTGTTCTTTCTTATTAATGCATGTTTCTCTTTCTGGTTGGGGATAGTAGTGGGGGAGATCGCACAGGAATTTGTTGATAATCCCTATGGAATAGTAGGAGTGACGGTGTTCTTCACCGATAAGATTATTACTAAGATGTGGGATTGGATTGATATTAAGTATCCAACTAAGAAGAAATGAAGGGGTACCACGGGGGTGATTAACCCCCGAAGCACCTCCCTTTCTATTAATCGTCTGCTGGAACTACATCTAAACTACACCAGCCCTCATCCCAGTATCTTAATGGGTGGCTAGGGTCAGATATATCAACAACATCAACATATCCATTGTCAGCAGCAGGCAACATTCCGTCATCAAGCTCAATTTGATGGGTTATATTTCCATCCTCAAATATAATCAGATACATATTAAATCTCCTTTTCTCATTTAAGTATATCCTTTAAGATATTGGGTTGATTCTTGAACAAAGAATGTAGACCAACGGCCAGCATATCAATAGCCGGGTGTCCTACATCTAATCCATTGAGCTGTTCAATGATGTGAAGCACCTCATGCAGGAACGTACTCTGCTTAATGTCAGGTTCTAAGTCAGAGCTCAGCTTAATCCCTGATGTAGTTATACTGGCCATTCCTAAAACCCCTTGCTTCCACATCCCCGGATCTTCTATATCTACTTTGATTACATGATCTAATATTTTAATCTTCATAGTTCGCATCCCGTAGCTGAGGAGCAGGCTAATTCCTGGCTTCCCACTGTTTGATCCTCATTCTCGAATTGAGAAGAGGCATTCCAATCTAACTCCGGCATCTCTGCCACCATCTTGTCATATTCTTCCTCGCTTATCTCCTCATATGGTGCCTGCTGATATACATGATCAGACAGGGGCAAGAAGCTGATGCCACTCACCTCATTAAAGTTCTCCCATAGCCATGTCCCCACCTGCATGAAGTCCTCGTCTGTGTAATACGCAGTCATAGAGGGCTTATGCTCACACCAATGGTCTTGATAGATCTTCCACAGCTTGACCTGCTCCATAGCCCCCATCTCCTTAGCACATATAGATCCATCAGGAGATTTAATAGGGAAGCTGAAGACAAGGTCGCTTGGCTTAGAGACACTAGGCTCACAAGGAACCCCTTGCTCCTGCATCCATACAGCTAAAGGGTCTTTAGAATCACAACGAACCCGGCGAACATAATACTCGCTAAAGCGAGGGTGTATGCCACTGCTCGTGTCGACGAGCTGTGAGACTGTTCCACTTGGTTTAATGCAAGTGATAGCAGTAGCAGGATTAATACCCAATCTATCAGCCCACTTCCTATTAGTATTGATTGCGACATTTCTTAACTCCTCCAATGTACCTTCTAATGTATTTCCCCATACTCTAAGAGCGCCTGCTGTTTTTCTACGTCCGCTTAGAATGGGGTGATCCATAATCCCTGTCAAGCTCACCCCTAATAGCGCCTCCTCCTCTGTATTCTTCCTCCATATAGGTCTTAGATAACGAAAGTTGGTTTGAGTTGCCTGTAAAGTGCCAAGTATGGTAGCTCTTTCGACTTTCTTTTTAAGCTCAGCAAGCGTGTCTGTGCTTCTGACAATAACTTCGGAGAGATTACAGAATTGGTTAGGCCGGAGGATAATCTCTGAACATGGATTTGTTCCAAAAGCCACGTCAGATTCTCTACGTCCGTTTTTAGCTGCTTGAGCTTGGGAAGCGACTCGGCTAAAGAATCCCCTTTCTCCTGATTTGCTTTCATATAAGCTACTCCACTCCTTCAAGAAGGATAGTAGTTCTGGTTTCTCTGTGAAGCAGACAGAGTTGTTCGACAGCTCCCGTTGAACATTCTCCACCCACCATTGACCACTCTTAGCTGTCCTCATCCGATCATCTGTCAGGTTCGACAAGCTAATGAGAGCGCTCCTACGCACCCCTCCCACTACCACTACGTCAGCTACCTTGCAGCAGAGATCGTGGCACTCAAGGCTTGTGAGGCTGCGTCCCTGTGCCTTATAGAACAAGGCTGTGGTAAACTTGAACAGATCCTCAAGAGGAGCAGGGCCAGAGGCTCTCCCTCCGAAGGTCTTAAGCCTAGCACCTGCTGGACGTATACGAGACAAGTCCCACTTAGGAGCCTTGCCTGCATAGAGGAGAGAGATGAGTTCCTTGAAGGAGGAAGCCCATCCTATCTTACTATCAGCAACTACTATCACTGAGTCAGTAGGGTGTATCTCCTCGCATACCTCTGGAAGTTCTTGTATATACTGTCTCTCAACAGAGAAACCATCTCCTGTACCGTTCATGAGAATATACATCAGCTCATCAAAGGCACGTGGGTGGTCAATAGGGAGATAGGCGCAGTTGTATCCAGCTACATTGTCTCGCTCTAAAGCCTTACCTGCCGTCATCATAGCTCTCATGGAGGGCATGACCTCTAAATTGAGGATAGCCACTGCCAACTCATTTGCTGTCTTGTTATCCAGATTAGGACAGTGCTCTTTAAAGTAATCAAGATACCTCTTAACAGTCTCGAACCAATGCTCCCGTCTCCCTTCCTCATCTAGCCATCGAGCATACCTACTCTTGTGTATGAATTCACTATACTGCGGATTACTAGTGCGTTGAAACGGCATTTACCGGAACCTCCCCTGCTTCTATCTCTGGGCCAGTGTATTCAGCTACGATCTTATTGATTAAGGGGTGAGATATAAATGTAGCTATCTTATCAATCTCATAAACAATGAACCTGTCCTCAATAGCAAAGGCATCACACTCTATTTTCTCTACCGAGCCGTAACTATCTGTTATTAATAAATTAAAGTTTCTCATTTACTTCTCCCTCTTTTTCATAAAGATCTTCATGTTGTGTCTCATGGCAGCCCTCACTTCTATGTACTTGATGGCTGTGTATAGCAGATCTGCCGAGTGTCCCTGTGTAGTCCACTCCTCGGACAGTTCAGCTAAGGCATCGGTACACTTCTGTTCACCTTCAGTTAGCATTAATCCTCCTGATCTATCATTTGTCTCCAAAGATCTTGTAATTCAATTATCAATTGAGCGAACTCTTTCTTAGATAATACTGTGTCAAAATAATAATCACAAGCTTCTCCTATATCAATATACTTTTTACTCTGCTCAAGATGAACACATAGAATCTTTTCTTCTTCCAATTTAGATAGAATACTCATCACGCCTCTCCTAAGTCCATAAATTCAACTACAGGAAGCGTGCCGTCTATTACAATCCCGCAAGCAATTATAGGTTTCTGTAAGAAATGTCGGCCATATGCCATAGCCATGCTCTCCACATCTACCCCACAACCAACAGCCATGCCCCATACAAGACGGTGATTACTGGCAGTAGCAGAAACACCTGCATTGCCATGAGCGTGCCCAGACACAGTGCGGCACATCCTTTTGATGCTATCATTCCTGAACCCATTGACCCCATTCGCGGTATATCCATGATGGTACAACACTCCGTCTATCTCTATCGTATCAATTAAACTCCAGCCTTTCGGCATCTCATAGATTTCCTCCAAGGGCCTCATCCACACCTCAGCATCCATCCCTATCTTCTTGAGCTGCCTTGCAGGAATGAGATCGTGATTGCCATTGCATATCTTCACATCAGGGAAGGTGTCATACCAAGGCTTGAGCCTCTCCCTTGCATCTATCAGCTCACCATTAGCACCCATCAGGGTAGGCTCACTGTCATGGAAGGAAAGAGCGTGATGATCTACCAAGTCTCCTATGTGGATGATGGTGTCACACTCCCAGTCATCGAAGGTTGCCTTACAGAATTCCCTGTATCCTACGAGAGTGTACGGTTCGTGAGTGTCTCCTATTATGCCTACCCTCATTGTTCCTCCTCCTCATCGACTTCTCCTACATCAGGCATCTTATGAACGGTAAGGCGTGTTGCATCTTCAACAGAACATCCTAGAAGATAAGTGCTATTCCTCGTTGTCACAACATCTCCTTCTTTAGGGGATGGGAAATCTTTAATACTCACTGTTGATGTATGTATGTACTCGCCATCCTTGAACCGCCCCTCCTCATCTTCATACACACTTCCCCAAATAATATATTCCTCGTGGCTGAACTGCATTACTTCCCAAGCCTCTAGTCTGCCTGTTGCCATAACAACTCTCCATTACTCTTGTACTTGTTATCGAACCCATAGAACCTCTTGATTCGCCTTCGCATTGTCTTAACAGCAGCCTCTACATCTAGTTTATCAACCCGATTATAATTAAGACGATCAAACATACCCCTTAAGATCTCTTCTTGTAACACTGCATCTCCAAAGTAGTAGGTTCTTTTCATTTCACCCCCTTACGTAAGTTGTTGTTGAAGGTGAACCTGAGACACCTATCACAGATGTTAAACGTATCCCCCCATGATCCGAACCGGACAACAGCCTTGCATTCTTCCTTACAATAGCCGCAAGGGGAGAGGGGCTCCACCTTCACACGCTTAACATGCTTAAAGAATTCACGAAGTCTATTCATTTCACCAACCCCCTCGTTTTCAGTAGCTGTGAGAACAAACTATATGTCTCACGTCTGTCTTCCTTCGACACATTCTTAAGATAGCCAGCGAGCAGGGACATAGCCTTAGCATTGATCCTCCCCTTCACTGCACTGTCCTCATAGATGTTAGCCATAGTCGTAGCCATATTCCGAACACGTAACTCCCTATCCTCTACATCTTTGAACAGCGGATACCCTTCGTATTCATGCATTCTTCTTTCTCTCCTTAGCTATTTGACGTTCCTCTGCTGTCTTAATGTCATGGCAACGCTTACATAACAATTGGAGATGCTCCTCCTCACAGAACATCCTCTCGATCACTTCATCCCAAGTGGTGAAGCCAGTATAAGGATCTATGACAGGTCGTATATGATCAATGAATACATTCTTAACTCGCTTGCCCTCCAATACGATAGAGTTATTGATCTGTTGCTTACAATCAGCACAGATATATACGCCTCTCTTAACCCTTGCCTTCTTCTTCACCTCGTTCTTAGGGGGCCACTTCATAGAGGCTGCTCTCAATGCACTCTTAATGAATGAATGAAACCTGCTCTCTGTCCATGCCCCTCCGTTTCTCTTAGTCATTCGACCTCCTTCTTCCAAAAGATAATAGTCCTTCCTGTCTCTTGTTGGAAGGTGTTAAGGACATCATAGTCAGGGTGTTCCGTCTCATATGTATATAGCCATTCAGACAACAGACGCCAACTCTCGACATCAATTATAGGGACAGCCACCTCGTCTCCATACGGATCAAGGCTCTCTCCCCTCATATCAATACGCCCACCTACCCATCCATCTCCATTCTTATTAATCCAGTCCTTGCGGAGTGGACCCATCCAGTTACTGCTGTAGTCTATCATCCGGCTCCCTCCACATTACAGGTTCACCCTCCTCATCTAACTCTCTAACCATCCATAGCAGGTAAGCCTGTTCATACAACAGGGTGAGGGGATATTCTGCCTTCTCTCTATATAGATTCTCCACTGCCTCATACATCTCTCTCTCTGTCTTGCAATTACGTAAGGCACAGAAGGCTGCAATGGAGCCACACCCCTTGAGTCCGGGGATGTCGTCCACCTTATCTCCAGTTATGAGCTGAGAGTAGAAGAACTTCAGACCTGTGCCTTTAATCTCAGAAGACACCTTACCCTTAGCGTTTACCTTCTCTATCAAATGTATCTCGCCTATCTCATCCACCCATTGCAGCTTGAACTCAGGCTGCTTACCACACTCCCATCCATAGTGCCATCCAGGTACCATCCTCAAGTCCTTGTCTCTGGTGCAGATGACAGTATTCCTTGGTCCATCTACAGGACAATACTTTCCAACGCTGTTGCAAGAGGTCTGCTCAATAGCCATAGCATCATCAGCTTCCATCCCCTCCACTTCTACACAGTTAGGAAGACCCCTGATGTATGCCTTAAGGTTCTTATAATGGAACGGCTTCTCCTGTGTACGTGTCCCCTTGTAAGGCTTGGTGACAGCAACCTCCTCCCTGAAGTTGCCCTTCCCTGTGAGGTAGAGGATGGGCTCCTCCGTGGCCCCCACTGCCCTGCATATCTCCTCCACCTTATTAAGGAACACCTCCTCCACGAAGGCGAAGCCCTTGATGGGCTCGTCCTTGTGCTCAGCTACTGAGGAACACTCGTATAACAAAATGTCAGTATCTATTAAAGGTTTCATACGACCTCCTCTATGTTAGGCTTACTGCAAACTCGGTTCATTGTATCACTAATTACTAACCGCCACCACCATAGGTCTTTCCAATTACCCCGGAATAAACCGCGCTTAAAGTTGGTGCGACAAGCCTTGTAAGTTAAATCAAATGCCTCTCGTGATTCACCCATTATCTATCTCCTCCTAGTAGGGGTTATTCTCGCCTTCCTCTTCCTCTTGGTGAGGCACAGGTTCAAGCATAACCTGTACAGCACTGCCGGGATAGTTCAAGGCTTCCTTGATCTTGTTCTGTAAGAACTCAGGCAGCTTATCGAACACCTCCTTGTTAGGCTCATCGAAACTGAAGAACAGGGGTTCACCCACTAACTCAGGGATGTCCATGCCCCGCATAGGAGGGGTGACATTACCTACATTGTTGTAGACAATGGATGCATCCTTCTTACTCACGTTCTGCACCACTGTAACAGTACAGGGTGAGCCTACCAGAGCAGTCCAGTCCCCTTCATGCACACCTGCTGCATCCAGAGCAGTGTATCGTTTGGTGCTCTTAGCTCTATCAGCATTCAGATTATGGAATGCGAAGTCCTCGAACAACCAGCGAGGTCGCTCCTTGTCTTCATTGCCATCCTCATCCAGCATGAACACGTTACACAGCTCATACACTGTCTGTATCATCTGGATAGGTTCCTTCTCCTTGCCTTCCCAGGCACGCTGTGGCTGTACTCCCAAATCAATCACTTGAACCAATCGGGCTGCCTCATTCCCTTCAGGTATGGGATCAAGGCGTGCTCCACCCTTGCCTTCTACTTTCGCTGCATTTAAACTCATATACTTTCTCCTAATGTGTAGTCCACCAGTTGGGACCAATGCTTGCTTCACCTGCATGGGGACATTGTATGTTCAGGTATTCACCTGCCTTAACAATAGATCTCTCAGCCAGCTCAGCAAATTTTTCTGCTAAATCCTCTCTCACTTCTGCTTGGAATTCGTCATGCACATTAGCTACGAATCCATATTCTCTTCCGTGTTTCCACCCCCTTGCTTGACACCACTTGTATAGGAACAGTAGAGCGAACTGCATCATGATTCCTTCATCTGATTGCAATGCATAGACTAATATCATGTGCTCACTCTCTACTAGGATAGGTCGACCATCTAAACCTGTGATATATCCATCATAATAATCCCTCCCTCTCCAGCGGTTAGGTCTACTCTTAGCTGAAGATCTCCATTCTTTAGTAAGCTGTGAAATAAGTGCCTCGAAGCCCGGTGCGACACTGAGCAAGGCTTCCCTGATAAGAGCGCCTGCGCCGCTGCTCTTCCCAATGATGCTCCCAAGTTTTGCATCCCTAGCTCCGAACATGAACGCATAGTTGAGGTTCTTACTGTTTCCGTAGGTGATGTCATATCCGGCTACCTCTTTGATGGCTCGTTGATTAATCTGATGGATGCTTGTTCCTTTAGCCTTGTCTCCATTGATGAGGGTGTTAGTGAAGGCGGGATCACCCACCCTAGCCGCCAACATCCTGTTCTGGCAACCGGCTGAGTCAGTCCCGACTATCACATACCCCGGCTTGGAAGTGAAACACGTTCTCATCCACTTACCAAAGAAGCTATTACCTCCTGGTACATTCACAAGTACATTGTGCTTCAACCTCCCTGTCGTAGCCGTCCCTGATATGACTTGTGAAAGCCTACCATCATCCCTGATCTTTCTAAACCACCCCTCGATAGTGCTCCTCCTGTGCCTGCATTGAACACGCTTTGCTATCAGCTTGCCAATGAAACCGCTCACTCCATTGAAAGGGTCGTCTCCATTAAGGACGGGAGACATCCGTATCCTCTGTCCGTTTTCGTATACATATCGCTTATTCTTATCCTGCTTGTAGTTCCACTCTTCAGGTATCCACCCCTCTTTAAGTAGATATTCTTTCACCTGATCGTTGGAGTTCAGGTCGACAGTAATGAAATCAATGCGACTAAACCTCCCAGACACACAATGCCCCAGATGAACACCGCTATTAGTGTACCAATCCTCAACCGTCTTTGCATATGCTCCACTCTTAAGATACGGTTTTCTAACGTAGTTTCTTTCTCCATCCTTCTTCGTCTCCTTGATAGTTAATCGTAATGGAAGGGAGGGAACCACCTGCTCATCTATCTTCCTTATCCAATGATTGAGCATAGACACAGACTTGTGCATCCATGCCTGATCCATGAGCCATCCGTACTCCTCTTGCATCTGGAGGATCTCGAACAGCTTAAGGGTGAGCTTAGTTGCCTTCTCCCATCCCTTGCCCTCCTCCTGTAATGTGTGATAGACCT